CCGTTGGATGTGTTGTTCCGCCATCGTTGTGAATTTGCGCATAAGGAACACCGGTTGATTTGATCACAATTCGATTCCAATTGTGTGAAACCAATTTGATGGAATCACGCAAAAATCCGTTATGTGATAATATTTTTTTGCCGGCCGATGGTGATCTGAATGTGTTGTATTCACGTTTTCTTTTTTGCCATGCATCAAATCCATTATCGGTGAATCCTTGTTTAACAAATGATAATTTGAAAAATCGTTCCGCACGTTGACCAACAATCAACGGCAAATCGATCTTCGCTTTGCGAAATGCTGATAATACTCTATTGATGTTTTTATCGACCATTAATAAATTTGATCCTTTTTTGGTTCATCTAATATTTCAACATTAAAAACTTTATTCAATGCATAAAAATGGCCATTTTCCGGTGATGATTTATCAACATCAACAACTAATTGAATAAATTTTTGCAATAATTTATCATCACAATTAACAATTCCATCATCCGAAATTGTTGTTTTTATGTTATTAACTAATATCCTCATTCGTTGAATAGTTTAAATACAAATTGAAAGTGATCAAAATCATTTTTAATAAATCCGTTTAAATCACTTAATGCATGCGTAAACCACATCGATGTGATTTCAGTACCATGTTGATCATTTATCATTTGTCCGGAACGCCACACGTTCCAAAAATATTGTTTTCCGGTGTAAGGATTCCAAAATTTATCTGCTTTTGTTAATTCTGTTTTTTTATAATTTTTACCGGTTAAATCTTTTAATCGCTGAATTGGATAATCCTTTGTTCGTTGTTGGTAATATTGCTTTATTTTATTGAAATATTGCGCATTTTTATCCTCCAACATGTGGCCTAATTCATGGCAAATTGTTTCAAATGTTTCCTTTTTATTGATTTTTATTGTTGATGAAACATATCCGGCGCGATTTGAATCCAATCCAACTTTAATTTTTACATCATTTGGAATTAATTTATTTCCAACTATTTTATTAAAATATTCAAATCCGGTTTTAACTTGTGTTTTATCAACTGATTTTGAAACGGTATCAATTAAAGCGTTTGCCGATCCGTTATTTGAAAATAATAATCCGATAACATCGTTTGTATATTTATCAACTTGAGAATCCTTTAAAACTGATAATTCATCGTATTCATCACATAGTTTTTTAAAATCGGCTATTATTTGCGATCTTTTTTCACCGGTTGCATATTTTGATAATTCAACCAAACCGCGTTTTTTTGCTAATATATCATCCATTTTCATTTGCGTTTCCAAATGAACCGGATTTGCATATTTTTCGGATTCTGTTTTTATGTATTCAATGCGATCATCAATTGTTTTGAATTTCTTATCATCGAATTGAATCACCGGCGGTTTGATTTCGGTTGCCACAGGTATCAAGTCTTTAACATCATTCGGGATCGGCATATCGAAATTTCGATCCTGATACGCTTTATACCTTGTATCAACTTTAAAATATGGGTGTGATAATCCTTTTTGCTTATCATCCACAAAAATCACCTGATGTTTGCCCGAATTCAATCTAAACAATTGATCCGGCAATGTTACACCTTTAAATTCCGGCGTGCCATCATCGGTTGTTCCAATCTGATCCAATTTTGTGGGTGTTGCTTTGCGGATTTGGGTGATCGTACACCGGCAATTCCATCCGTTCGGCGGAAAATACTGATTCCAAAATTCATGATCAACCGGCAATGTGATCCCATCCATCGATGCGTGTTCCGGCCGAACTTTTGAATCATCTTTTGTTTCGTATCTTAAATATGGGAACGTGTTTTTTTGTGATGAATAGCGATCCCAATTTTTGGCCGATCGCGCTTGATTTATGGTTGTTCTATATTCAGCCTTTAACCATGCGCGGTTGTATAAACTTTCAATTTTTGATGCACGTTTTTCGAATTCGGCAAATGATCGGATGTTTCCATTTTCATCCAACAATTGTGATTGCATATCCAATATTGATTGGAATGTTTTTGCGGAACTGAAAACGGTGATGTTGGCCTTTAAATGGCGCACCGTTTCGAATTCCGGCATCATGATCGATTGATCATAACCGATTCCATAAACATCAAACACGCCTTGCGTCAAATAATTGGCCGTTTTTTCGTATAATTCAATAGGCAAATTGGCGATGTTTATTTCGCCGGTGAAAACCTTTTGAACTAAATCGGCCGAATCGGCATCATTCCAATCAAAATTTGCCATTTAACAACAATTATCATCCTTTTTGAAAAATGGTTCGTATAAATTCGCAACATTTTGTATTTGCGATCCGGTTTTCATTTCAACCGGTGTTCCGTATTTTTGAGTTATGTAATCGGCCGGAATGTTGTAATATTTTAACAATTCCGAATCGATTTTGAATTGCTGATCAATTGTTAATTCATCGTTTTCGCAAAATTCAAATTTAATCCCCTCCGGCATGATGCCATGTTTCACCATTAATGGGATCAATTTATCATTCACACAATTTTCAATGAATTCGCGATCCGCGAACGCGTACATTTGCGCAACACGTTCATGAACCTCCGCCGATCCGGCAAACGATTTTTCATCGGTTGTTCCGGTTTGGCCCAATATTAATTTGCTTAATTCCGAATTGGTGCGGTTCACCATTTCATCGTAAATTTTGAATGCATCGTTGGATGATGTTTCAACGAATTGGATTTCATCGGTTGTATCGAACACACCCCATGTTGCCACATCCATTTCGCGCATCATTTGTTCCATCATTTGGCGCGAATCTTCATTTCGGATGTTTGTTTTCCCGATCCGGATCGGCATCCCGAATAAATCCGCCCTGATTGACCATGCACCTAACACACCTTTTTTCCAAATCACCAATGGTGCGGCTTTATTAAGCAAACCCAAATCGGTTGATCCGATAAATATGTTCCAATCCGAATATGGTTCATCCTGATATGGGATTCCGTTATCACTTAGCGCATACAAATCAGTTTTAACAATTCCGGTTTCCGGAACAACATATTCACGCGGTATCAGTTTAATATCATCAAAACCATCGTTTTTAATATCGCCTAATTCTATTAACGAATAGCCATAAAATATTGAATCAATGCAATATTGAATATACTTATTAAACCATTCGCGGTGCATCTGATCATCGATCGTTTCGTTTTCCGTTCCATCGTTATTTACAAACTTATATTCCGTTGATAGGATTGCCAATGATCGCGTTTGCATCAATGATGATAAATGTGCATCCAACACAATATCATTGAAAATGCGCATCAATTCAACGCGTGATGGTGAAAACTTAGATTCGGCCGATGCGATTGCATTGCGCCATTTTTGGATGTCTTGTTTGTTGCGAACCAATTGCCGTTCGGTGATACGCGCCATTATTTGCGCATTATCCGGTTGTTGTTCATCCTTATTTTGAACCGATTTCAAACGGTTTATTTCGAATCCTAATATTTTCATGTTAATATAATTGATCGGATTTTGATGTTCCAAAACGGATGTTTTTTCCGATGTTTTCATCCGGAACGGTTAATGTTGGTAAATCTGTGCTGATTAATGATTTGGCAACCATTTCCATCCATTTGATGGCATCATCGCGCCGTTGAATCCTAAATTCCGGTATATTGCGCGGATTTATTCGCGAATGTAGGTGATACAATGTTAAATCAATCAAATGCATTTTGATCAATGGGTTTCGCGGATCACCTTTTGACCATTTTGTTGAATCCGTTGGATCGATGCCAACAATGTTTGTTGTGCTAATGCATTTATATATTTGATCTTCAATATCCGGATATGCAACAACCGCATTTTGTGCGTATGTTGTGCCGGAATCGTATGCGTTTAAATCGATAAATATTTTAGCAACATCATATCGATGGCGCAAATATGATTCCATTTCCGATTGTGCGGCCAAAATGGTTTCGTTTAATAACGTTTGATCTTCACCGGTGATCACATCCAAATTTTCGCGTTGGATGGCCCTCAAAAAATCTGTTTCCCTTAAAAACATTTAATATTTTCGATTTAATGTGCGCCGGCCTATATTGTACGAAATCGGATCATTGCCGCGCATAAATGATTCGAATTCGTTTTTATAAATGCTACAAATGAAATAATCATTTGCATCGGATGTGTGGCCGTATTTTTCAAATGAAACGCCGTTTTTGTCGCGAATCCTTTGTTTTAGCTTTGTTCCATCCGCATCCATTTTTACAAAGTTATAATCATTTATAGTTTTTTCGCAATTTTTGCCAATTTTTATTGATACGTTTTCCATCATGCCGGAAAAAATATTGTTAATAAAGTTACCACGCATCACAACCGATGGTGCGGATGATTCAACGCGATTAATTGGTTTTAATGGTTTTAATTCCTGAAATATAATATCAAAATCGTTATGCCCTTTTGTTGAACGTGTATCGCGTTGCCGACCGGCCGGATCACCATAAATAAAACATCCCGAATTGTGGTTTCCGTACTTATAAAAAATAGCCTTACACAATGCCGGCGTGTTGTTTTGTGGATCACTCAAACAAAATTCATCAATTTGGATGGCGTTTTTTCCTGATACCTGAAAAACATTTGCGGTGATATACGGAACCACGTTGAAATCGAATGTGATGTGAATCGGTTGTGATGGATCATAAACGGCCGTTGTGGTGTTTAATTCTGTTTTAAATGATCGGTAAAATTCGCCACCGGTTTTTGGCATGGCGAACCAATCGCCATTCAATAAACGCGCGCGATCATACGGATCACTCATTGATTCCAATGTTTGCATGTATAATTTCGCGAATTCCTTGTTCGGATTTGATTTTAATGTTGCCGGAATGTATTTTGTGCGTTGATCCAACCGTTGTTCGTAATATGGAACAATGATTTCATGTTTAATCCACGAATCCGCCGGATTGCATGTGATTAATTGTTTTGGCTTTAATCCATAAACATGATGTTTATATCGGGTGCGCGTCAATAATAAATCCGCCGCCCTTTTTGATACGTTTCCGCCCTCTTCAATTGCGCCATCGGTGTATTCGGTTGATCCTAATGATTCCCAATCCGGATCGGATGGATATTCAAACAAATCTAAAAAAACAATCCGCGATCCGTTCGGAAAATCGATGTGCGATTTTTGATCATTGTAATTATACGGAATATTTAATTGCTTTAAACAATCAAATAAAGTGATGGCAATTGAATTTTTAAGGTTTTTAAGTAATTCGCGCCCGATATATCCGCGCGTTTCCGGATAATTGATCCGTTGTGATATTTGCCACATCGAAATCAAAAATGATTTTCCGCCGCCGGCCTGACCGCCATATAAAACACGTTGCGTTGTTTGATCACTCAAATAATGCAATGCATTACTTTGTTCCTGACTAAAATCAATTTCGATCATTTGTTCAATATATCATCCCCGAATAAATCATTTAACGATCGTTTTAATACCAAATCATTCCGGAATCCTTTGTGATCATGAAACCGATTGTGGCATTTTCTACACACCAAAATCAAATTCCGTTCATTGTGAATCATTGGGTGATCCGGTTTTTCGGATCTGAAAACAATGTGATGAACATCCAACATTTTTGTCGTGATTCCGCATTGCTCACAAAATGAATAACCGAAATAATTAAATTGATCCAACCTTAATTTTGCGGATGTTTGGCGGAATTTATAATCGGGTGATTTTTTCATTTGGATGGCGGTTTAATATTGAATTTTATTTCTAATGCTTTGCCGCCCGATGTAATGTCGGTTTCGGTGCGTTCGGTGAATCCATCGTTTTTTCCTAATGTTTTCAAAACGAATTGCGCCCATTTGTTACGTTCGGCCACATTCAACCGATCATTCAACCCCTCCATCATTACCGTTTTGGCCATATCAACCACATACGATTTCAGCGATTCCACAAAATCCGAATATTCCGGATCGGTATTCATCCAATAATAATGCTTTTGCCGCCAATTTTCCCGAATATGCGGATCACCCTTTGCAATATTATTACATGCGTTCGATACGTTCCCGAATGTATTTATAAGTTC